AGCAAAAGGCTGTTGCCGAGGCTTCGACGCCGCAAGCCACCCCCCAGCCGGCGACCCTGCCGGCCGGGTTCGGCGATGTGGTGCGCGCCATGGTGGCCAAGTCGGCGCCGACGGTGCCCCGCATGCCCGAGCTGGCCAAGCCGGCCAAGGCTGCCGCACCGGCCCCGGCACCGGCGCCGAAGGTGGATCAGGAGTTTTCGTTTTCCCCCACCATCAAGATCGATGTGCAGGGCGATGTGAAAGACCCGTCGCAGGTCGTTCGCGAAATCGAGTCGCCCCTGCGGCAGTTGTTCGAGGCGTGGCAGCGCGAAGCATCGGCGCGCATGTCCTCGGCCCAGCTGTACGACCAACCGCACGTTTAAGGAGGGGCTATGCCCTACATGGAGCAGCTGGAATCATCCCTTTCCGGGCTGGTTTCGGCTGGGGAGGCTGGGCGCAAGGGTATGGACGGCATGCTGTCCCCGCTCAATGGCGCTATCGGCAGCATCACGGGCGCCGCGTCGGAGCTGGAAAGCATTCCGTTTGTGGGGCCTGAGGCAGGGGCCAAGCTCGGGCGGATCGTGCGTAGCATCAACGTGGCGCAGTCCCAGGTGGGGCAGGTGGCGGCGACCTATAGCAGTGTCGTCACCGGCGCCGCCCAGGTGCAAGAACGCCTCGGCACGTTCAAGCAGATGGCGGCCAAGGTCACGGCCGAGGCCGGGCGGGTGGCGGGGCTGGTCAGTCCGTCGCTGTCCAACATCCTGCCCACGGGTGGGCTGCTGGGCTCGACCACCCCGCTGCCCGAGGCGGTCGCGCCGTTCCCGCACCTGCTGATCATCCAGCCGCATGACCCCAAGCTGCAGCCGTATTACTTCAATCTGGACACCGCGCCCTTTGATGAGCTGCGCCGGCAGGCGTCGTACCGCTGGGCTGGCCAGGAGCGCCTGCGCCGTAGCGTGGCGCAGCAGGCGGTGAGCCTGGGGGAGGAAAAAATTACCCTCAAGGGCGCGATCTTCCCGCACCACAAGGGCGGTATCGGCCAGTTGAAAATACTGCGCAGCGTCGGTGCCCGGCTGCAGGCGTTAAAGCTGGTCACCGGCTATGGCGAGGTGCTGGGCGACTGGTGCCTGGTCAGTGTTGAGGAAGAGCAAAGCCACCTGTTGGCAGGCGGCATCCCCCGAAAACAAGGTTTCACCCTGGAGTTTGTGAGCTATGGCAACGACCTGCAGAACGTCTGACGGTGATCTGCTCGATGTGATCTGCCAGCACCATTACGGCCACCTCAACGGCACCGTCGAGGCGGTACTGGAGGCCAACCCGGATCTGGCCAGGCAGGCGCAGCCTTACCGCACCGGTCTGCTTATCGAGCTGCCCGACCTGTCGGCGCCGGCGGTCGAGCTGCTGCAGCTGTTCGCCTGACTTTTCCGCGTTACGCGTAACGAGCCCCGCCCTGTGCGGGGTTTTTCGTTTCTGGAGCAAGCATGAAACCGACGTATCGAATCATTGCCGATGGCAGCGACATTACCGCGCTGATCAACGACCGGCTGTTGTTGCTGCGCACGTCGGACAAGCCCGGCATGGAGTCGGACGAGTTCGAGCTGCGCATCGACGACCGCGACCAGGCTGTCGCGCTGCCGGCGCGGGGTGGGCGGGTGGAGGTGCTGCTGGGCTACGAGGGCCAGCCCCTCAAGCGCATGGGCGCCTTTACGGTCGACGAGGTGCAGCTGTCCGGCCCGCCGGACGAAATCACCATTCGCGGCAAGGCCAGCGACATGCGCGGCAGCGGCAAGACCGTGCGTAGCGGCAGCTGGGAAAACGTGCCGCTGTCGCAGATCGTCACCGAGGTGGCCAAGCGCAACGGCTGGGAGCCGGTGTGCCCGGTGACCACCAAGGTCGAGCGCGTCGACCAGCGCAACGAGTCTGACTTTAACTTCATCACGCGCCTGGCCCGGCAGTACGACAGCACCGCCAAGGTGGCCGAGGGCAAGTTGCTGGTCATGCCCCGGCAGGGTGGTAAGAGCACGTCGGGCAAGTCCCTGCAGGTGGTCACCATCAACAAGACGGACGTTTCCCGCTACCAGTTCCGCCTTGGCGACCGCAGCACGCAAAAGGCGGTCAAGACCCAGCACCAGGATCAGAAAACCGGCGCCCTGAAAGTGGTTGAGCTGGGCAACGACGAGGCCCCCGGCGGCCTGCCCCCAGTCCATACCGACCGCCATATCTACCCCAATAAAACTGCCGCCGAGCAGGCCGCCAAGGCGCGCTTGGCTGCGTTCAACCGCAGTACAGCCGGCGTGCGCTTGGAAATGCCCGGTCGTACCGACCTGTTCGCCGAACTCTCAATCAACGCCCAGGGCTTCAAGCCGGGGCTAGATGGCGAGTACCTGGTGGACAGTGTCGATCAGGTGTTCACCCAGTCCGGCTGGAGCACGACGGTGGAGTGCAACGGCGGCAGGAAGGGCAAGGCCAAGGCCTCGGGCAAGAAAAAGAAAGTTGAAAAGCCGCTCAAGGTTGAACAGCTGTAACCCCACGGCCGCGCGCGGCCTCACTGGAGCAAGCAATGGCACTATCCATACAGCAACTGCAGCAGATCCTCCCGAACGCCGGCCCGAAAGCCGGCGTTTTTGCACCCGTCCTCAACGCCGCCATGGGGCGGTTCGGCATCGTCACGCCGGCGCGGCAAGCGGCGTTCATTGCCCAGGTTGGCCATGAGTCCGGCCAGCTGCGTTACGTGCGTGAGCTGGGCAGCAATGCCTATCTGTCGAAGTACGACACCGGCACGCTCGCGGCGCGGCTGGGCAACACGCCGGAGGCCGATGGAGACGGCCAGAAGTACCGGGGCCATGGCCTGATCCAGATAACCGGGCTGGACAACCACAAAGCCTGTGGCGCGGCGCTGGGCATCGACCTGGTCAACCACCCCGAGCTGCTGGAGCTGCCGCAACACGCGGCGGCCTCGGCCGCCTGGTTCTGGCAGACGCGCGGCCTTAACACCCTGGCAGACCGGGGCGACTTCGCCGGCATCACCCGCAAGATCAACGGCGGGCTCAACGGCCAGGCCGAACGCCTGGTGCTGTGGGAGCGCGCGCGCAAGGTGCTGGGCGTATGACCGGCCTGGATTGGCGCCTGGCGGCCTTGGCGCTGCTGCTGGGCTTGGCGGTCGGTGGCCGCTGCGCCTGGCTGTGGCAGGCAAACGACTACGGCAAGCAGCTGGCCGAGGTGCATGGGGCGAATGCCCTGGAACGCGACCGGGCCAGCTCGGCCGCCCTGGGCAAGCTGCAGGCCGTCCAGGCCGAGCGTAGCGCCCTGGAGCAGCGCCTGCAGGCCGACAGCACAACCCACTATCAGGAATTGAAAGATGCTCAAGACGACCGCAAGCGCCTTGCTGGCCAGCTTGCTACTGCTAATGTCCGGCTGTCAGTCCTTATCGACAACGCCGCCGTCGCCCCTGGTGGTGACTGTGGGGTGCCAGCCGCCGCCGGCGCCGGACGCGTGGTTTATGGCCCCGCGCGAGTCCAACTTGACCCAGCGCATGCTCAACGAATTCTCGGCATCACCGGCGACGGTGACGACGGATTGAAGGCACTGCAGGCGTGTCAGGCCTACATTCACGAAGTCACTAAATGGAAAGAGAGGAGACAGGCGGATGCCAATAGCAAGAGGGACTTGTGACCTGCTGCACGCACATCTTATGCTATCAAAATAATGGCGCCGTTATTTTGTCGAGGTCAAATGTGTCTATTTCAACTTCCTTCTCAATACTGGCCGTTTTTGTTGCGATAAGCATGGGCGCATTCTCGCTCAAAATCCTTGAAAGACAGCAAAGCTTTGAAGAGTCATTTTCCGATTGCGCGAGGGAAGCGATCCTCTATGGCGATGCGACCTGTGAGCATGCGCTTGCAGCAGAGAAAAGGGCTTTGGAAGCGACAGCTCGAGCTATCCTGCCAAAAGGATGATTCCTGAGTCAGAGGTTGGAGTCTAAGCGTTAGACTATTTGACGTCGGGCCAGCCGATCGTACCTCGATCATAGACTAAAGGATGGGCATGGAAAAACGCACTTTCATTGGAATGGTAGAGGCCGGCGAGCCGCTGATTCAGCAGGCAGTCGACGCTATGCGCGATTATCACCAGGCCCAAGATCTAGGCGCGTCGGCAGAAGAGATCGAGCGGCTGCGCCTGCTGGCCGAGTCGCTGTTCCAGGCGGTCTCCGATTACCAGCTTCGTGTCGTGGCCAAGGCCCGAGGTAAGGAGCTGCCACCGCTGCATTAGGCCGCCGGTCGGTCGTTGCCTGCAATCCTGAGGAATTATACGATACTGTTTACTTATACAGTATCGGTGCCGCATGTACTTCCTTCTCGTTCGACGCCGCAAGCATGGCGTGGCCTTACCCTCCGACCGCCTACGGAAAGTCCAACCACTCCGCGCGGATGTCCACATCGGTGATCACCACAGCGAGCCCCTGGGGCGTGTGTCGACTCAGGCTTGGGTGTTCAACCCTACACCTGGACCGGACATCATTCCGCGCCTGCACGACGCAAAGGTCAACGGAATGGCCCAGCTCGGCATCAACATCAACGGGGTCGAGGAAATCGACGGCGTGCTGTATGCGCAGTCTTGGTGGTGCAGGGCAGAATGATGACCGGGATACCGCAGGCATGGATGGACGAACTGAACGACCGGTTCGCCTTGGTGACCGATCCCGAAGGGCGCGCTGCCGTGCTTGATGCGATGGCGTATGCCGCCCACCGTCGGGGAGAGGTCAGCGACGAGAGCTTCGTTGACATGCTGGAGCTGACGGAGGCTGCTAAGGCATGGGGGTTGGTAGAGGTTGATGAGGCCTATCACATCGGCCTCTTCAGTTACGAGATTTCGAATAATTGGGATGGTGACGAGCCAGGACGGGTCGTCGTCGGCAGAACGCCTGGATGGGGGTGTTAAGGGAGGCTGGTGATGTGCGAAATACGGCCAAAATCGATTCCAAAACTGAAACGGCGACCCTTGCAGCATGCGGCTTGTAGCCGTGCCGTTTCTGGTTTGTTTTGGAATCGATTTCGCCTTACAATCCGCATGGGGCGGGGCTTTGTCCTACGGTCTTGAAAACCGTCGATGGGCAACTATCCTAGAGTTCGAATCTCTACGCTTCCGCCATATTCAAAGCCCTGATTATTCAGGGCTTTTTGCGTTTTTGGGGCCTGTAAAACGGGCTGTTGGAGC